GGTTTGGTTCCGTGGATGAGTCTTTGAAGGGGCTCAAGTTCGGTTCGCTTCGAGCCGTTCATGAGCTCTGGTTGAAGATAATTCTCGGAACCTTAAGGCGTTACCGGTTAGGTGGGATGCGGTGTGCGTGCCTTTGGCTTAAGGATCAACTTGGGAGTGACATGTCCTCTCTGTTCGGTTCTTTGCTGAGTCACCTGGCACCTGTGCTGAATGTACAGCCACGTGAGGCTCTTCACTCGCTTTCCACTTTGCCCCGTGCCTTTCCACGCTGTCCGGGTGATCCGGCTGAGGATCATCGCGCTCTTCGGAGCCGTTTGACCCTTCCGCCGGTGCGTCTGGAGGAGGACGTGAGGGACATGATTATGTCATGGGCCTCACGTTGGGCCGGTGCTAAGTCGCCTCGAGTGGCTCTCTTCGAGTTACCTCTTAGCATTTCGGCCTCTTACGGATCGACTCTTAAGAGTGGAGGTTTCCTGAGTGAAATAACCAATTTGGGCTGGTTGCAGGGTGAGGTCCCTCTGCCAAATGTTCTCTCAGGAAAGGTTCATTCCGACGATTGGGATCGGGTTACCCGTTCTTATCAGGCCCTCCTGAACGCCTTTGAGTCCTTCTGTGCCCTTCCAAAAGACCGTCGTGTTCTGACTGGTAGGGTGACTGTCGTCCCTGATAAAGGGACGAAAGTGAGGGTTGTCACGCCTGCCTCGGCTGAAATCCTCGTCTGGGCGCACTTTTGGGAAGTCGAGTGTTTCCTCTGCTGTTAGAGGATTCGCGCGTCTCCAGATCACTCTCAGAACACCGTTCGGCCCACTGCGTGGAGCTCGTCCGATCGGGCTTGAAGAAAGAAGGCTATAATGTTCTCTCGTTAGATTTATCTTGCGCGACTGATTATATGCCTTTCTTCTTCGCCCGTTCTGTATTAGACGGCCTGTGGGACCAGGTCGCCCCTGTTGGACCCCTGCGCGATATGGCTCGGGTTATGTGGTACGCTGCTGTGTCTTCGGCTCGTCTGACTGACATGGAGGGTACGTATCATACGTCCCGAGGCGTTCTCATGGGGATCCCCTGCACGTGGTTCTTCCTTAATACCCTCAACCTGTTTGCTGTCGACATGACTAACCAGGTGACGGGTTTGTATTGTGATGCCCTTGTTAATGGTGACGACCTCCTTACTTGCGCGCCTCGCCATTGGGTGACGATTTTCATCGACACTCTGGCTATGTTCGGAGTTAAGGTCAACCGTCAGAAGACTTCCTATGGGAAGCTCTGGTCGTTTTCCGGTGTGTTTGGCTGTTACGACGGTCTACTTCCCTCGCTCTCTTTCTTAGGGCTGCGGGAGGTGGATCGGTCTGTTTACGGCGATCTAGCGAATGCACCTTGGTTACGAGCCGGTTGTGTGACCGAACAGCGGTATCCGGACGAACCCTTTGTTCC